CGGAGTAGCATCCCAGTAGGGAGCTACTCGTAGCTTCGTCCTCCAACGATTACGGCTAAGCCTAGCTGCAATCGAAGAGGACCTAATGGAACCCTGTAATATCGAAATGAGTAACCCAGAAGGGTTATACATTCGAGACTTCAGACTCTTGGGAGCAAAGACGGCAGAATCCAAAATACGAATCTTCTGATTCTGAACCACATAGGGTGTATATAGAATACTTCCAGTGTGGACACAGAGAGGAGGGTTTCGTAGAAGGCTGCCGGGAACTTTTATCCCAGAGGAGTCATCCTCCCACCTAGGCACAGCGTTAAATGGTACTCGAGAGAGTAACCAGCGCTGCGTGGTAGGTAGGCGGATGCCCGTTCTTGTAGAGAACAGGTTGAGTTGGTTAATTACAGAGTAGTAGTCCTGCTTACACTCGAGGTAATCTACATAGACACCCCGAATATTAATGCCGAGGTAAAAATCGGCACCACAGGACTCCCTAAACGGCCCTTCTACAAAGGACTTCGAAGTATTCACAGAGAAACCCAGGAGGTCAAGGAGGCGATACACATACCGAGTGCAAGCACTTGGGCATATAATATCGTCCCCGTAAACACCAAAGGTACCCTGATCATTGCCGCGAGGAAAGCGAAGATGAACTTCTGCCATTCGAGCAGCCGCTTCGACCATACAGCTAAACAGAATTGTCTGCAAGGGGAATGTTGAACCATTCCCCATTGTCGACACCATGTGTAGCACATGCTCACGACCTCGGATTTCCGTTGTAGGTGATCTAAGCAAATCTAGTAGACTGTTAAGCCAACTAGGGAGTGCCCAACCACACATCTTCGTACTAATCGAGTCGCTAGCAGACTCTAGGTCAAGGGTGGAATAGCCCTCGCCCAAGCTGCCACGACGAGCAAGATCCTGGTTCTTAAATTGCTGATTCGATAGATCGATACCGAAGTATGACCGTAATCGCTCTCTAAGTACGCACTCGAGACCAAGCTGATAAAACATATTCAGCGAGGGTTCCGTGCATATAGACCGGGATATATGCGTATACTTCGCAACAAAGCTCAAACGATTTCCTTTCACTATGCGGCACTCGCCGAAGGCAGTGCTGCGGATCTGCTCCGCTATACACCACTCAGGGTAGTTGCGCACATAGCGCCTGTACTCATCGTACAGGGCACGCCTCGTAGACGTCAGTGGACTTGAGAACAACTTCGTATAGAAGTCGCCCCCTCGAGCACCGAGTGACGCCCCAGGTCCCACCCTAGCAACTGCTAAGAGAGACCCAAAGTGTCCAACTAAGGGAACTCCCCCAGGATGAAAGAACCTATCAACAGAGTTTTTAAACTCGCCAAGAAGTTCTTCGTCCCAGGTTTGTAGCTTATCTTTGTCTAGCGTCCAGTTCTTGCAACGTTCATTCGTATACAAGAACTTAGTTAGACAGGCATTATCCGCAGCATCGGTCTGATCACTCACCCATTTACGAGTGAATGACCTTCGCAAGCTGACAACAGCTGCCTCACGTGGAGTAGCTCCAGGATAGATCTGGTTTCCCAGGTCCCCATACTGGATAAGATCGTGATTAAGGCATTGTAAAAGAGCGACAGGGAAAACTCCCATATTGTTCTCCTAAGATGATTTACACAATAGTGTACTGGGTGAATGTCAGCCTACACAATAAAGGTAGGTCGACATTTTCGCCAGGATTACGGTAACAACAAGCCCACACTGATCGTAAGTGAAGGGTTGGAGATCGCAGTCACTGATTATGACCTCATAGCAGAGGTCTTTAGCTACCCACCTAAAGTGGATAGTTATCGGCAATTTTTGGATGCCGTCAGGCTGCAATGTTACATTCTGCCAATCGTGATCGGGGCCTGTTTGAAGGGCCTGATTCCGCGAGAACTCTAGCCGCACACCATGAGGGAGCTTGTACTGGCATTTAGACCAGAACGAGGAACCATCAGAAGTATGCGCAAGATACTGATCTTCTCTCCAGCGCCCCTCTGCAAGGAGGGACATAAGGAAATAGGTATCAGGGTCAGGCATACAGCTAAAGCTGTAAGGAAAGAATTCCCAATTAGCAGAAGAGACGTTTCGACTTGTCATATAGGCCTCAAGTGAGTGAGTAAGGATAAGTCTAAGAGGAGTTAATCCTCAAAGAACGCCAGTAACAACCGTATCCCCCAGGTCGGCGCTCTCTTCAGAGAGAATGCCAACTAGGAAGGAAATCATCGCACGTACTGAGTTCGCGTCGTAACTATCAGCCCCAGCTGGCACGTCAATTTGGACGCGGACAGTTGCAAGCTGATTCGTATCGACCGAACTACAATCAACACCCTTTCGGATAATGATCCAGTGCGTGTTTTTCGGTATGGTACCATTTCGCACACCCGTTACTGAATTGATGGGGCCTAGGGTCTTTGGGACCTTAGGTTTAACCGCCGTCACAGTAAAGGGCTTGCTAATGGAGTGCGCTACAACGCCAGCTTGGGTTCCACCCAAAGCACTGACGGCATGTTGCACTGCATTGGGCTCAGACGCGCTATCGGCTACCAACGTATAAGTTGGAGTCGTCAAGTTAGTCTGAGCACCACCTGTGATCGAAGAATCAGGAGACCAAGTTTGCAGTCGGTTGAACCGGATCTGTAACATGGGAATACCTCTGAAGAGACTACGTTAATAGATAGGCGCTATAGGACTACCTATATGAATTCTGCACATTCTTGCCTTTTGCAAACAGGGCTGCAAGGTTAATCCATTGAGTAGACAGACCGGGGATAGTGAAATCCAAAGTTGGAATTCCAACTTCCCCAAGAGCCTGGCGCCCGACGGATTTTTCAGTATGCAGAGAGTACCCAGGCGAGTGACTAATAAAGGTCTCACTGGGAAACACAACTTGTTGAGCATTAAAAGTCTTGTGAGACTTCGTATACCTAATAGTTTGTGCAGCCCACTTAATGAGAGCTTGATTAAAGGAGTATGCTGACAAAAT